GCGGCAAGATTCGCAAGATGCCTACTATTCACAAATCATCAGATCGCGCCAAGGTAAGAAAAAGATATGTGCTTGACCCGTGTCCGATATGCAAGGATTATCAGACTTGCAAAGACCCCTGCCCCAAAGTAGAGAGGTTTCTTAACCACGACGACGGCCTTGAATCATGGAAAAAGGTAACAACGATTGCTCACATTAACGGCAAACATGCCAAAGAAATGCCCCAAGGGGTGTCAACTTGCGAAGCTATATTAATAAATTATTTTATAGACCGCATGACACCACGGGAAATAGCAAATAACTATCACAAATCAAGGCAGTACATCCACCGCATCATAAAACACTATTCTAAAATAATCATCGAAAACATCAAAAAATCGGTTTAAAATCTTCCTGTAAGTAAAAAGTACCTTAAGTTCTTTCCGTAGTGGGTTGCGAATGCAATCCCACGAGCATAGAACCGGAAGGACAACAAAACAACCACCAGGACGATCAAACATGGTTCAAAACCTACTGATCCCTGGCAAGCCGCAAGCAACGCGGCTAACAAACAACGGAGCACAAAACATGCTCTTCAAGATAGGTATCTCACTCTTTATAATCATGCTGATTCTCAGCTAACCTTCTGCCTGATGGAGTACGCGAAACAATGACGGCGCAAGAGAAGAAGCCCGGTCTTAAACGCGGAAGACCCACAGACTACAAACCTGAACTCTGTGATGATATCCTTGAATTCTTCGGCGCTACAGAAGAATGTTACAGGGAAAGTGAAGTCACGGTAGGCGGCAAGAACTGGGAACGAACAGAGACAAAACTTCTACCCACAAAACTACCCACACTTGAGGGTTGGGCCTGTAAACACGGAATACATCCCGGAACCGTATGGGATTGGACACAGCGACATCCAGATTTTGCCAATGCCGTTACGCGAGCGAAGGCCTGGCAGAAACAGTTGTTGATTCAGGGCGGAATCATGGGTGTCTATGATAGTAAGTTTGCTCAGTTTGTGGCGATTAACGTCACAGACATGAGAAACACACTTACGGTAGATAACAACCTTCAGCTTACCCTACGACGCGATCCCAAAGAACTAGAGATGATGGCAGAGATGGCCCGCGAAATCGGCGCTAGAATAGCCTCTGGTCAGTTACCCCAGCCACCCCAAAGTGGAGGGAAAGACCAACAGGGCGAGACAATAGATGCCGAAATGGTAGGTAATAGTGGATAATAAGTATCCAGACGATACACCTTATTTATCATCCACAATAATATCAATAGCTTATGGGCAAGCCAAACTGCGTATAAGAAGTATTATGTAAACTCTAAAAAGCTGGTGGAGTTGAAGGATTGAAACGAGGATCAAAGTGGAGAATGGGCGACGATGGAGCTTCCCTGAAAATCGGTTCCAAAGCATGCTTTTTGGACGACCCCCCACCCCCCTTTTTGAGAGGGTGGCTCGGAATTTCACGGACTCCGTTTTCATGTATAACCCCTATGGCCTTTAGTTTTTAGGAACGCATTAGAATCCAGACCGTGATTACTCACAAGACCCCGGCATAGAGTTGTGTTTCTACGTGTGGCTGTTCATTGTGCTTTTGCTTTGCTGGTTTTACATAGGGGCTTATGGCTTTTGATCCTTCCAGAACTGGCATGAGGGAACTCGCACAGATTGACCCGTGGTGCTGGGCGTATTGGAACAAGTTAAGGCTTTCCGCTGGTGAATTCAGGGTTGAGGGACACGAATATCAGGTTGGTCTGATGCAGAGCCGGGCGAGGAAGCGTGTGTATAAGAAGGCCGCACAGATGACGTTTTCCGAGTCTGAGATTTTGCGGACGTTACATGGAATGATTCACGGGTTTTTGCCGAAGGGTTGCCTGTATTTATTTCCTACGGATGATGATGTAGGCGAGTTTTCAAAGGCGCGGTTTACGCCGCTGATCGAGTACAACCCGGATTCCATAGGGAGGTATGTCACTTCAACGGATGCGACGAACATTAAGCGAATAGGACGGGCATTTCTGTATCTGCATGGTGCGAGGTTGACGCAGAAGATACAGGGCGAGAAGAAGGATTCTTCCAAATTACGTACACGGTCTGTGGACAAGGTTGTCTTTGACGAGAGGGATCTAATGGAGGATGGCGCTATTGCGATGGCACTTGAACGGTTTTCGCATTCAGAGGTTCAGGAGCAGGTTGAAATATCCACTCCCACCACTCCGGGCTGGGGCGTTGATGAATCATATGAGAATTCAGATCAGCGTGTATGGATGCTGAAATGTGAAGCGTGCGGGGCGGATACTTGCCTTGAAATTGAGTTTCCCGACTGTTTAAAAACATTAGCAGACGGCACGGTTTACCGGGCGTGCATTAAATGCGGCAAGGAAATATTTTCAAAAAGCGGGCGATGGATCGCACAGTATCCGGGGCGCGAGGTTGAAGGCTACTGGATATCACAACTCAACAGCAAGTACGTTTCCCCGAAGACAATTTTAGACATGTTCCGCAATCCTCCAAACGGGGATTTGCAGGAATTTTACAACTCAAAGATGGGGATGGCCTATGTTGCGGCAGAGAACAAACTGACCATGAACGATGTCTATTCGTGCTGTAATAAAGAGGCCATGCTTATTAACCACCAGGGGCCTTGTGGGATGGGTGTTGATGTCGGGTCTATGCTTAATGTTTTGGTCGGTTTCAAACCGAAAGAAAAGCAGTTACAGGTTTGTTATATGGCGCGGGTGTCCTCGTTCAATGACGTGCATGATATTGGCAAGAGATTTAACGTGAAGTCATGCGTGATTGATGCCGAGCCGGAACTGAGGAAGGCGCGGGAGTTTGCCGAGTCTCAATCCTATCCATGTTGGGTGTGTGATTACGATGATAATTTAACGGGCATCCAGTGGCACGAAGACAAGCGATTAGTCAAGGTCAATAGGACATGGGTATGTGACGCGACACATAATCTCGTATCAGAACCCGGTCTTTTGATTCTGCCCCGGAAAAGCGAGGAAATGACCGTATTCGCCAAACAGGTGAGCGCGGCAGTAAAGAAGTTGGTGGAAACGCCCGACGGTTCACGACGCTATGTTTATCTGAAGGCGGTTGACCATTATCGGCATACTTTAAATTATTTATGGCTGGCAGCAAAACAGATTGGACTTGCGGAACCCGATTCCCCGGAGAAAAGGATCATGAAGATGATAAGGGACAGGGAAATGGGTAGAGCAAACTACGAACCCCTCAGTCATGGATTGGCGGTGAATTGATGGCAGATTGGGGAATAGGTGAATATGCAGCAGTAACCGCAGCGGCAGCTACCGTAACTGGCACTACTTATACTCTTATGAGCGCCCCCAAAATGCCCACCCTTCCGGCGCAGCCTTCATCGGCGGATACGGAAGCGGCGGCCTACGCTCAGGCCATAGAATCGAGGAAAAGGCAGGGAGCGGCATCGACGATACTCACAAGTCCGTTGGGCGTGGGCGGAACCCCGCAGACGCAACGGGCTACATTAGGGACATAAGATATGGCCGAAAAAGAAAGAACCGACGACCAAAAAGCGCAAGACTGTCAGAAATATCAAAAATATTTAGCCTCTGTTCGGCTGCCGTTCGAGCCGATGATTGACAATATTATTACGTATGTAAATCATTCACGCCGGAAGATAGTCGATAAGGAATCTAAGAAGGGGCAGAAGACGGGCATTGAGGTCTATGACGGTTCTTCAATGCTGGCAAAAAACCTTCTTGTTGACGGCATGGTGGGTTATCTCTGCGGAAGAAATATTGATTGGTTTGGCTATGAACTTCCGGGCAAGTTTAACTTTCCGCGCACTTCGGGCATGCGTCACTGGTCGGGCAAGCGCATGGATGAAATGCCGCAGGTGCGAGTATTCCTACAGGACTGCATGGATGTTTCATACGCCGCTTTCAACAGGTCTAATTTTTACGATGTCATTCCCGAATTCATAGGCGACGGCGCAACGTGCGGGACAGCCAATTTACTTGCAGAAGAAGAAGTAGCGTCTGGCCGCATTACCTTTACCGTTCCCCATTTCAGAGAAAACTTTATTGCAGAAAACCAGTGGGGCAGGGTCGATACCAATTACCGCCTTTATAAACTTACGCTCCGGCAACTCAAGGACAAGTTCGGCATGGAGACGATGAAGAAGGTTGACCCCGGATTTTCTAAAGCATACGACGACAACATGCACGCGGAAAAAGAAATCCTGCATGCAATCTATCCCCGCAGCGATTATGACCACGGCAAGATAAATGGGAAGAACAAACCCATAGCATCCATGTGGGTTTATCTGTCTCCGTTAAAACTCATTGAAGAAACGGGTTATAACTGGCTGCCTACCATAACGTGGAGATGGAGAAAAAACAATGACGAATGGTACGGGAGGTCTCCGGCATGGGACGCTTACATAGACATAATGCTGTCAAACCAGCAGGGCAGGACAAACCTTATAGCAAGTCACAAGATGGCCGAGCCCCCGATGGTAGCCTTTGCAGACATGCGCGGGAATGTGAACGTGGGGCCGCGAGGATGGACGTTCATGGACAAGACCACGAACCCGAATTTAGGCGAGGTCATGCCCCGTCAGTTGATGACCATAGCAAGCCTTCCGTTTTCCGTAGAGGCTCAGGGTAAGACGGAGAAAAACATTAGGGAGCATTTTCACGTCGATTTCTTTTTGATGCTCTATCAGGCGGCTATGAACAAGACAGAGCTTACCGCAACCCAGGTTATTGAGATGATGGGAGAGAAGGCGGCTGTCCTAGGAACTCGCGTCGGCATGCTTCAATCAGAAGCCTTTGATCCTATACACGACAGGGTATTTGAAATTGAAATGAACGCGGGACGCATGCCACAGCCTCCACAAATCCTCATGGACATCGGCGGAGTTATCGGAGTGCAGTATCTTGGCCCGCTTGCACAGGCGCAGACAAGGCTTACAAAATCCCGTTCAATACAGGCAGGCTTGACATTAATCAGCCAGGTAGCAGACCGCAAGCCGGAAGCGCTTGACCTTATTGATTGGGATGGTTCGATAAAAGAAATACTCGATTCAACAGGATTCCCCGCAAAGCTGATCCGTAATGACGACATGGTTAATAAGATACGTCAAATGAGATTACAGGCCCAGGAGAAACAGAGACAGATTGAGAACCTGCCAAAGATTGCAAAGGCAGCGGCGGCAGCAGGGAAGGCCACACAGGAAGGCAGCCCACTTGCGGCACTAATGGGCGGCGGAACAGGCGAGGAAATGAATGCCTGAAGATTTTGATTTAGTACAACAGGAAACAGAAGCGGAGAAATATGAGCGGGAGATCAAAGACAAGTATCGCGCCTTATTTGGTTCTGGCATTGGCGTTGAGGTGCTTGCGGATATTCTTGCCCTTTGTCATTTCGGTTCTACACTTGATCCAGACAATAAGGTTCAGGTTGCGGAATATAATGTCGGCGTGTCGCTTCTCGCAAGGTGCGGGATTCTTGCGCCGGATAACTTTGAAAGCGTGATTCACGCTTGGTTGGGTTTACGCAGAAAACGTAAATGACCAAAAGGAGGATGTGATGGGAGCAATTAATTTTTGGAGGAAAAAGACAGATTTAGTTTGGTCAGGATCAGCGGGCCAGTTAATCAAGGGTGTGTTCAATGCCACGACTGCCGGATATGGTTTAAAGCTAACCACGGCCCGCACATGGATTGAGAGGGGCAATGCAGACGATGGCGGAGCGGTTATAAGCGGCTCAGGTGCGGCTTATCTGTTCGGCTCGCGAAGATTACTTTTAACTGCCGCACAGACAGGCAACAACTCATGGTATGGCGGCTGTGATGGGGTATCTGTCAATTCGGATTGTAGTGCGGTTACGGGTCATGTAGCAGGACATTGGGGGTATCTTGAAATGAAGGCATCCTCAAAAGTGAATGTTGCCGGGGCCGTTAGGGGTCAAATTGATTGTCCAAGTACGGCGGTAGTCGGCACTTTGGCAGGTGCTTTTATGGCTGCATCAAACGACCTGTCAGGAACGCACACCGGGCCGATTTGCGCTATGGCTGTGACTACGCCCGTGGCCGGTTCATGGGATGGACTTGTTGGTATTCAGTCAACGGAATGTGTTGTTACCTCATTTACAGGAAATACAACATTTGCGGCAAACAGCAAGGGGAGTTTCACGCAGGTAGGCCAGATTAAAATATATGTGGGCGGTAGCCTCTATTATATCCCCTACGGGACAGTAGCATAGAAAGGAAGGTTTTTGAATGGTTCTCGACAGCGAAGACCAGCGCGGATTGATTCTTAATGCTCTTATGTCTCAACCGATTCAGGGAGACTATCAGGGCATTGTAGAAATGTTACCAAAGTTCACAGCGGTAGTTGAAGCGGTGAAGACCGCTACAATAGAGGAGAAGAAAGATGGCTAAGGGAAGCGGCGGTAAATCCAAAGACCCCTCGATGTTGGAAGAAGATTATTTCATCCAGAAGAACATCAAGCAGAATAAAAAGTTTTTACCGCCAAAACCAAAGAAGAAACCCGCCATGAACTATAGCGGGAAATTAGGGATAGTTTATAAAACTGTTCCAAACAGCAACGCGCATTAAAAGAAAGGAAGTGTTTTAATGGCAGGCGAGATACTTGCACAGCTACCGGAAGACCTGAGATCGAATGAGGCTTTTACCGGAATGAATACGGCGGGAGACCTTGCAAAAGGCTATCTCGACGTGAAGGGGAAAGTTTCGGAGTTCGAGGGGAAGGTAAAGGACTATGAGGGGAAGGTAATACCTGACCTGAATAAGCGCCTTGAGAATTCAATCCCGAAGTTGTCAGAAAACGCCACGGACGCAGACAAAGCGGCTTATTACAAAGCTATCGGAAGGCCGGACAAGGCAGAAGATTATGAGCTTCTTGGCCCGGACGGGAAACCGATGGACTCGAAAATTTCACAGTGGGCAAGAAACCTGTTTTTTGAAAATGGCATCTCAAAAGAAGTTGGAAAGAAGATCGGGGATGCGTGGAATGCCTACTTGGGAAATGTTGTAAAGGCCGAGGTTGAGCTGCGTGAGAAGGAAAAAGGCGAAGCGGAAACGAAACTCAAGGCGGAATTAGGAGACAAATACGATGCAAGCGTCGAACTCGTCAAGAGGGTTTGGAAAAAATTCTCTAATGATGAATTCGATAAGTTCGTAAATGAAACCAAAATTGGAAACCATCCAAGCCTTATCCGCTTCATGATTAACGTAGCAAAACTTACGGGAGAGGATAAGAGTCCTCCGGGGTCTCCAAGACCGGGAGCGGGAGAAAAGGGCGGAATCGTTTACGACAAGAGTCCTGAACCTCCTAGAAAATAATCCTCTCTGTTTGAGGAGGATAAAAAATGTCATCAACAGCAGTATTGGGTTACGCAACCCTAATGGATGTCGTCAATGAATATACGTCCCTTGACGCACAGGGGCAGTATATTTGGGCGGCACAGGTTTTAGACAGGAAATGCCCTCTTGTGAGAGTGCTTCCAATGGTTGCTTCTAACCAGATTATGAGCAACATCGGATCGCGGGACACCTATATAGGCTCTCCCGGAGCAAGACGGTTCAATGAAGGCATCGTTCCGACAACCACACACAGTGCGCCGCTCTCCGAACCAATCGCCATGTTTGAGGATTATTCGGAAGTGGATTATGCGCTGTGGAGAATTCAGAATGATCCGAACGCTTGGAGGCAGAGCCAGGATCGCCGGAAGGTGGAGGGAATGACGCAGAAGGTCGAATATGACTTCTATTACGGAAGCATTGCCACTTATCCCGGTGAGTTTAACGGGCTTCTGACAAGATTCAACAGCCTCACGACTTATCCGAACGGTGATTCGACATGGTATTACAACGTGCTTTCAGGAGGCGGCGGAACCTCCGCAAATACCACATCAATCTGGATTATTGAATTCGGCGACAAGAAGGTTTACGGGATTTATCCCAAGAACCTTCCGGGCGGCCTTGAAATTGAAGACCTCGGAAAAGTCACAAAGGAGGCGGGAGCATCCGGCGGGACAAGCGGTTCTCTCTTTGAGGTTCTCCGTACACACTTCACTTGGTTTGTTGGTATTGAAATAGACGATGAAAGATGCGTCCAAAGATATTCCAGCATCGGAACCATGGTAGGCGGTGCGGCCAATTTCGACGAGGAAGTTCTTATCCAGTTGAAGAATCAGCTCCCTGGATTGGGTGAAGATCCCGGCACGGTGATTTTCTGCAACAGAACCGTGAAGACGCAGATGGATATTCGTGCGGTGTCTCAGAAGACAAATACCTACTTCACGCAAGACCCGGCAACGGGTGATGTGTGGGGCAGGCCAGTAACACGCTTCCAGGGCATCCCGGTCATGGTTGCAGAAAAGATTACCAACACCGAAACCGGGTTGAGTTAGGAGGAGGTGCAATATGCCAGTTTATGATTATAAATATCTTTTAACCGACAACGGGATAGTGACAACGGATATTGTTTCCACGAACACCGTGAACTTCGGAGTAGCAAAGCCGAATGTAAATAAGGGCGGTAAGTTCGGGCTGCACATCATTATCACTACAGCGTTCACAGGTGCGGCAAGTGGTATGGATTTTAGTATTGTCCATAGCGCCTCTGATAACCTCTGCACATCAAGCACGAAGCACACAACGGCGCGGATTCAGGTAAGTGATTGTACCGCAGGGGCGCACATCTTTATTCCAATGGCATCCCACACCATGCTTCAGTATGTTGGTGCTGTTGCCGCGCATGTGTCCGAGGCACTTACCGCCGGGTATGTAACAATGTATCTTGGCGATGCGGAACCACCCTCATAGAAAGGAGCATTTTAAATGCTTTGTAAAGCAGTGAAGTGTTTAAAAGACTGCATTGATGGTCAGGCAGTAAGGTATGACCGGGAAAGGATATACAATATTGACCCGACTAATCCATGCGCGATTTATTTCGAACTTCCAAAGGAGGGCAGAATCATTGCCCTCCAAACGGAAAAGGAACGGCGGCTGAAAACGCTGGAAAACCAGAGGGCGCTTGGTTACAAGGATGAGCGTTTATCAAAGGCAAATCCAAATGAATTCGACGCTGAACTTAAAAGCCTCGGCGTAAAGATAGATGACAACGAATTCATGTGTACCTTTGATGGATGCGAGTTTATCGCAAAAAACGCCTTTGGTTTACAGTCACACATGAGGTCGCATAATTAGGACAGGGGGGGCTTAAAACGCCCCCTTATCCTTAAGGGGATTTTATGGGAACTCCCAGCGCTTCGCAGGTGGGCATTATAAATCTTGCCCTGTTACGCATTGGTGCCAGCATAATCTCGGCCATTGATGAAGGGTCGGCCAATTCGATAAAAGCCCTTGCCGTTTGGGATTATATTTTTCAAGAAGTATTACAGGCGCGGGATTGGCGGTTTGCAAAGACACGATATAAAATGTCGCAATCTACGGAAGCGCCGCTCTATGCTTATCAATTTGCATATCCCCTGCCTTCTGATTTCTTACGTCTTGTTAAACCGAAAGAGTCAACTTCAAAAGGCGTTAATCCCGTGGCCTATCCTTTGGGCTACTGGTACAACATTATTGACACGTCGGGTTATTCACGTTTCTTTAATTATGATCCGCCTGTTTATCCCGCCGGATTGCCGTATGTCATAGAGGCATTGCCTGATACCAGCGTGCTTTGTCTCTTTACCGATTACGACAATACAGAGCAAGACCTTTACATCAACTATATCCGCCTGATTTCTGATTACACATTATGCACACCCGCTTTTATCAACTGCCTTGCGAACAGGCTTGCGGCGGAACTTGCAATCTCCATCACAGAAGACAAAGAAAAGGCCGTCAATAAGATGCAGGATTATAAGAACTCCCTTAACTCCGCCGAAGCTGTTAATGAATCACTTGACTATTTAGATGATGAGGCCGGGGGGCAAGAGTGGGAGAACGCGGGTAGATAATGTTTAAGTCTTCTATTCCAATCAATAGCTTTAATGCCGGGGAGCTTTCGGGGTTAATAGAAGCCCGCACGGACATTTCTAAATACGCAAGCGGCTGTCAAACGCTTGAGAACGCCTTACCTCTTGTAGAGGGTGGGGCAAAGAAAATGCCCGGTACTTATTATGGTGGTTCTACTAAGTATGGCAGTGCAAGCAAGGCACGGCTTGTCTCTTTCAGTTTTTCCACAATTCAGAATTATATTTTAGAGTTTGGCAATCAGTATATAAGGGTATGGGCTACAGGCGCAAATGCCGGACTTGTTACAGGTGATGTTACCGCCCTGAGCAACTACGTTCCCGGCACGGCTTACACGGCGGGACAGTACGTTAAGGTAGGGGCTTATGCCTCTTTTTCTTTTACGGGGTCAAAGGTTCTTAACATCATAGCCCCCTTTGCACAATTTTATACAGGCAATGTTACCATTACCATAGGCGTTAATACAGGAGACACACTCTCCGTTGCTAAAAATGGCATAACACCGAATCAGGGTCTTAGTATTCTACTTGCAAACGCAACTCCTTCTAAAAATAGTGCCACGAATATTCAAGCCGCAATCGTTGCGCTGGTCGGTTTAAACGGCGCTACCGATGAATATATTGACTTGACGGGCTGGACGGTTGACGCGAATTCAGCATACAATACAACTCCGGCTATCGTCGCCCCTACAACCACATCTTCGTCAATGACCACGGTTGCTCAAGCATACGTGGCGAACCATAATAATCAATATGAATTCCCTCCGCTCTTTACCGTTGATTGGTCTATTTATTCACCCGCTACTGTTGTTGAGATTACCACACCATACCTCGCGGCAGACCTGTTTGATTTAGACGTCAATTCGCAAAGTGCGGATGTATTATATATTTTTCACCATTCCTATCCTCCGGCAGAACTTATGCGGTATTGCTCTTTTGGCTGGGTTTTTCAAAACCTTTCATGCAGGGGAACTCAAGGCCCGGTTAGCGCCGGATATGCAGACATAGGCAATCCAATAGCTTCAATTTCTCAACAAAACCCCGCACTCGTTTACGTAACTAAAGATGGATTAGCAACTGGTCAGAGAATCTACATGAGTGGAATTTCCGGCATGGTTGAACTTAACGGGGGGGAGTTTCTTGTTTATAACTATACTACGGGTGGGCCAGGTTCATGGAAACGGTTTAACCTTCAAGACCCGGATACCGGGGCGGTAATAGATACAACACAGTTTAATGCCTATGTCGCTGGCGGATTTGTTGTTGCGGTAAATAATATGTTCGCCGCTACGGGAGATTATCCTGATTGCGGAACCCTATTTCAACAGCGTCTTGTCCTTGCCGGGTCTGACAATAAACCACAAGATATAGATGGTAGCGTGCAAAGCGATTACCCCGATTTCATTTGTGACCTTAACGAAGAAGATCATGCCTTTCAGTTTACGATGGTTTCAGGTCAGGTTGACCGCATACGCTGGCTTGTAGGGAAGCAGATGTTAATGATCGGCACGGCTGATGGCGTTTGGGGGATGGGCGGAACAAATGGCGCTTCTCTTTCACAGGCCAATGTGGATAACGAAAAACAGATTTCAACAGGCGTTGGCAAGATAGCCCCGCAAATGGTCAATGATTCAATTATATGGGTTACGCGGTCAGCAAGGGTTGTGCGGCTGCTTCAATATCAATGGCAGACTAATCAGTGGATAGCCCCGGATTTAACTCGTGTTGCAAGGCATATTACAATAGGCCCGACCAAAGAGACTTCCGGCATTATACAAACGGCTTTTCAGGCAGAACCTTACCCTATCTTTTGGGCGGTAAGGGCGGACGGCCAATTACTCGGCATGACCTTTGAAAGTCAGGAACAGGTCTATGCTTGGTTTAGAATCGTCACGGACGGCGTTATTGAATCTGTGGCTTCTGTCAGTCAGGACAATGACGAAGATCAGGTATGGATTATTGTCAATAGAACTATTAACGGGGCGACGGTTCGATATGTTGAATACTTCATGCCGCAAGAGATATTTGGAGACATTACAGAAGCCTTCTTTGTTCATGCAGGCTTGACGTGGGACGGCGGAGACGCAGTTAATATAACGAACATCAGCAAGGCCGCTCCCCCGGTTGTGACCGCTCCCGGCCATACTTTCGCTAACGGTGATTTAGTTAATATTTCCGGCGTGCTGGGAATGACGCAAGTCAATCAAGACAATACCGCAGCCTACACCGTAACGGGAGTAGGGGCTGTAAGTAATCAGGCCAAAACTGTGTCGGGCTGGGGTTCAAGCAGCATCGGCACGAACACGCATGAAAAAATAACAGGCTTTGGTTTTACCGTTCTTTCCAATGCGGTCATAAGGGGAATTAAGGTTCAATATAATACTACGGGTTCTACTGTCGCTATTGACCCCAAAACTACATTAATGAAGGCTGGCTCAGATTATGGTGACACGCAAAACTGGATAAACCTTGAGGGCGGAACGTCATGGTGGTTTTCTAATATCACAACCCCGTTAGGCAGTTCTTCTGATTTGTGGGATGGCGATTGGTTATATTCTGACATCAATAACAATAGCGGTTTCGGTGTAGATGTTGGGGTCAGCACACATGCCATTGGAGCAACATGGAGTTGCACGTCAATTACAATCACAGTCTATTATACAACGAATACTTTTTCGCTGTTAGGTATTGATTCTACGGGATGGACTGCTTACGCGTCGGGCGGAACTGCCACGAAAGTCACGAATGTAATTTCCGGCATGACCTATCTTATGGGCAAGGAAGTGCAGGCGCTGGGTGACGGGGCAATTATCTTTGACGAAACGGTTGCCGCAGATACTATAACTTTTTCGTATTACTGTAATAAAATCCACATAGGACTTCCCTATACCACAACAATAGATCCGATGAATCCTAATATCGGCAGCCAGCAAGGAACATCAAGGGGGAAAAAGCAAAAGATAAGCCGTGCTACTTTATGCTTCTATGAAACATTTGGCTGCAAGGTGGGGTCTAATAATAAAAAACTTTACAATGTTGGCTATGGTTATTCTATTGCTCCGGGAACTCTCGGCGTTTTCGGCTATTCCCTGAGTCCGGGCAATACCTACTTGATCCCGTTTGGAACGGGTACAGCGCCTACTCTTTTTACAGGCGACATAACGGTTGATATAGATGGCGGGTGGGACGATGAGGCAACAATAACAATCGTCCATGATCTGCCCTTACCCTTTACGCTTAAAGCCATAATTCCGCGATTGAGCGTTGCAGACGGCGGATGAGAATTGATCTCAGGGTTGTGCCTTTTGCGGCAGAGCATGCGATAGATATTATAACCCGTAACCGGGGCATGGGCAAGGTGCTCTCTGAAAAGATGGTGAATGAAATGCTGACCGCGTATCTTAGCCCCGGCAGCGCAGCTCTTACGCTTATGTGCTTTCAAGCCCCGGTCATGTGTGCGGGCATAATAAACCTCGGATGGAAACGCGGAGAAGCATGGATACTTATTTCGGCACTTTTTTATAAATACAAGCTGACCGCATTCAGAGAACTTAAAAAAAGATTGCCCTTAATGGCTGAAGAAAAAGGTTTTTGCAGGGTACAGGCGGTGTCGCTAACACATGATGAAAAATGGTTTAAATGTCTCGGTTTTGAGTTGGAGGGTTTTCTTAAATGCTACGGGCCTTCAAATGAATCTGTATATATGTATTCCCGAATTTTTAACAAGGATGCAATAAAATGGAACTAACTGCTACCAATATGGCGGGTTTGTTTTCCGGGATGGGTCTTGCTGGCGGTACTGTCGGCGCGGTTGCCCAATACAAAAAGGGTCAGGCGGAAAGCGCGGCCTATGATTATAACGCAAATGTAGCCCTTGAAAAAATGAGGGAAGAATCCGAAGCCTCCACAGCCAAATTCTCTAACCTTATGGGAAGGCAGAGGTCGCTTTATGCAAAAGCCGGAGTTGATATTACAAAAGGCTCTCCGCTTCTTATCCTTGCCGATACCGCTATGCAGGCAGAGGAAGAACAGGAGAGGATTAAATACGCCGGGGAAACATCCGCTACTTTGCAAAAATATTATGGAGATGTTGCCTCATACGCCGGGACAACGGGGGCTATGGGCACTTTTCTAACAAGTATAGGGCGTGCGGGTTTAGGGTACGCAGCCGCGCAAAAGGGCATAAACAGCCCGTGGATAGGATAGATTATGCCGCTAATACCAACCTCAATAACACCTAAAGAAGTACCGATGCCCGAACTATCACCGGGCATGGCGGGTGCTCCATTTGCCGCCGTGGAAAAAGCGGCAGAGGGTATTGAATCAACCGCGCAGTATGGGGCAAAAGTTTATCGCGCCATTCAAAGCGCAGAAGACCATGTTTCGATGCTGAAGACGGAGAACCTTGTCAATGGCGATATTGAAAAGGTGATTGAGGGTTTTGAACAAAGGACTGATTATAATAATTTTACTGGTGATATTCAGAAGCAGACCGATGAGCTTCTTAAAAAGTACCATGACCAGTTAGGGAATAACGAACGTATATGGAACCATGTCGAGCCGTGGCTTGGCGGGAAAATAAACACGGTCAAGCATGCAATAGAAATGAAACGGCTGAAACTTCTCACGGAAGATGGGAAGTACCAGCTTGACATAGCAGCCGACGAAGCCTCGCAGCAATGGTCTGAGCTTACACAGCAAATAGACCATGCCACGGAAGAAGCGGGCATAACCCTAATATCCGCTGATGCTGACGCTTCAATTTTACAGACGGGTGTTGATCTAAAACCAAAAGGAATAGGCAAGCTGTTAGCCCAGCGTGCGGCCGTGGAAAACGAATACAGGGCAAAGCTCACATTAGCGGCAAACGATCACATCATTACAGCACATGAACTGCACGAACGCACACAGAAATTTCTTAAGAAGCGGGAGGAATCGGAAGTTATTTTAGGTCTGAAAAGCAATGACCCATCATTGATTGTCCGTACATTAAAGAAGATGGACGCGGGAATATATAAGGACATTGATCCAAAGGAACTCGCCAATTTTCAAACATACGGAGAGAACAGGCTTGAAGTTGTTAAAAACAAGATGGACAGGGAGCAGGGCGAACTTGCGGTAAATGCCTCAATAGGAAAACTCGAATCCAGATGGCAGCACGAAGACGGAAGTTTTGATTTTGGTTCTGCCGAAAGAGAATTACAGAGCGAGGACTTTCGCAGGGAGAACGGGCTTCTCGATAAAAACGGCAATCCTAACCGTAAATTAATAAATGAAGCAGAAACCTACATTCATGCGAAGAACGCCGATACAGAGAGGATACAGAGGGAAGGCAAAGAGAAAGAGGCGCGGGGTGTTATTGAAGATATTGTAGGCGGGAAACTCGGAGAAGCAAGTAAAAAATTAAAGCAGAGCAAGTTCCTCAAGGGAACGCCTGAAGGATTACAACTTTTAAACGGCATCAGGACATGGGGCAAGAGGACGGATGAAGACGTTTCAAACCATGAGGACAGAAAGGAATATTTACGCATACAGGAATTAATAGACGGCGGGAACTATGATGAAGCCAAAAAGGAGATTGTCAATACCAATCATCTGAAAAGCGGGACAGCCTTTGCGCTTCTTGGTCGTCTTGATAATAGAGAATTGAAAGACACTAATCATGGATTATCTCAGGCGAATAAATATCTCACAAGCCAGATTGCTCCGAGCAAAGGTGCGCTACTTCCTTCAATACCCGCTGAGACCGAAAAGGCGGCGCAAGCACAACAGGAACTTCAAAAGTGGGTAAAGGAAGAAACAAAGAAAGCCACAGAAGGAAAACGAGTACCAGTTACAACAGAAGAAATATTCAATAAGGCGAAAGAGATCGTACCTCATTACAGGATGAAGATTGACGAAAAGGTGAAGTCAATAAAAGAGAGCATGCAATCAGGGAAGCCGAGCGGATGGGAGAAGATAAAGGGCTTTTTTGTTCCGAAATATACGCCGAGCACAGAAGCAAAACAGGAAAACACGATTACTACGAAGTCCGGCAAGCAAGCGTGGTTATGGCCTGATGGTCAGTATCATTATAGTGCGCCAACGGCTACAGCAAAGACCACAAAGGACATACCAAAAAGCAGAGAAGAAGTTGACCCGCAATATCGTGAAATGTACGACCTTGAACAAGCGGCAAAGAAATGAACGATATAGTTTCACAGAATGATATGCCAAATGTAAGCAGGGGGGATATTGTACCTATGGCGGATTTACCCCATCACGCCGAGCCTTCTCCATTCCCCGTTGATCAGTACGTGGACAACCATGTGAAAGATTTTACTCCTGATAAGCAGGTTGAACAGAGAAACGGATTCACCCAGTTTTTCAGTAATATTGCTGACCCGTGGATGGCTACGGGATATACGGCGGCATCTGCTATTAATCGCGGCATAGCGAACATGGCGGATACTTTTGATGTGCTTACAAAATATATACAGCGTGAGACAGGCATGGAACGCGGCGGACTATTTGAGAAGGCGGCGGAAGAATATAACCGTAATGCTGGTTACTGGAAGGATAGGGCGGACAAAGTAGGCGTGGGGTTTCTTGAAGAATTGGTAGGTGAAGCGGTGGGCGGAGCAGTTCCGGGGATTGTAGATTTTGCCTTAAAAGTGGCATCCGGCTTTACCATACCCGCCGTTACAGGTGCGGAGAAGGCAATCGAGCATGACCAAGACCCGTTTATCGGCGGCCTTATAGAAGCGGCAAAAACAGGGACGCTATACGGCGTGTTCAAGATGATACAGCCGTTTTCAAGATATATTCAGGCTACCATGATGGGGGGGACGTTCGCCCTTGAGAGCGCAATGGAAGCTCCTGAAGGTCAGAAGATAAAAGAAGCCGCAAAGGGGTTAGGAACGGGATTGTTGTTTTCTTCTTTGTCGAGTCCCGGCGGCGTGAAGGTTCGTGATTTATACCCTGAGATTGGGCGAAGCGTGCCTGAGTTTAGGAAAGAGATAGAAGCCGAGGGACAACCCACGGCGGAAACTAAAATTGTTCAACCTGAGCCATCCTCGCAAGCCGAAATTAAAGGCGTAGGCGCGAAAGCCCGCGGCGCAAAGGGCGAAACCGCTCCCGACATAGACCAGCTTACACAATCCCTTGAGAACCTTCCCAAGACTACCACCTTTAATGACAGGATGAAGTTCTCAGAACAGGCATCCGCTATCTACAAGGGTGTCATGGCAGCCCCACGTAATGCCTTTGAGAAGGTCAAGGCTATAGGGGCTTCGGTATGGGATTGGTATAAAAACTCAGAAGTCAAGTTCACCAACTTTGACAAGGTATTCATGGAGCATCTTGGCGGAATAGATATTTCAGGACTCAAAACTCAGAAATGGGCGGAACAGATAATCTCCACGGTATCGAGAAAAAAAAGAGAGGCAATGGCGAATTACGTTGCAGCCGGAGGGGATGCTGCAAAGCTCAGGGAATGGGCGGACAAATCACAAGACCCTGCTATCAAGAAGGGTTATGAGAACGCACTAACTTTAAGCGACGAAGAAAAGACCTTTGCCGAAAACATCAGGCAATATTACAGCGCAAAACTCGATAAGGCTATCGAAGCGGAGATGATAGACCACGGTGTTTCTGATTACGTCAATCAGGTCTTGAAGAAAAAAGACCCGATGACGGGCAGAATTATGGCGGAATCCAACGCCGGATTATTCAGGGCAAACCCCGCATTTCTTAAAAAGAGAATTTTTGAACACTTCTTCGATGGTGAGCAGGAAGGATACACCTACGAGAAGGACATTGGAAAACTCATTACTATTTACGAGAATTCTTTTAACAAGGCTATTCTGACAAGGAAGTTCGTCAAGGATTTACCTTCTCAAGATGCAGCCGATGGGAAGCCCCTTGCGATAGTTTCGGGTTCTGGTGTTGAATTACCCGGAGGGGAGAAGCCGTCAGAATCCTATCTAATTAAGCCCCGTACAATTAAGGACGAGGATTACGGTCTTTACCGTGAAATACCACACTCCGCATTAAGGGGTTATAAATGGGTAGGTAAGGATGCCGAGGGCAAACCCATCTTTTTACAAGGTGATTTACTTATCCATAAAGAGGGATACAAAAAGCTGAAAAACGCCCTAGCTAAATCAGCATTACAAGAAAACGCTGTCACGGCTGCCATACTCAAAGGAAGCGGGGAATTAAAGAATACACTCCTGAGCATTTCCCCGTTTCATCAGGTGACGGAAATTGAACACGCTATCGGTCACAAGGTTAATCCGTGGGGTACTCATGCACTCGATACGGAAGATCCCGTACAGAGAGAGCTTATCAATCACGGACTGAAAGTTTATGGCGGTGATTCGGCTTCGCTGTTCTCTGAGGGATTATTCGGATCAGGATTAATAGAAAAGATACCCCTGCTTGGCCCTGCATCCCACAAATACAAGGAATATCTATTCAAGAAAAAGATTCCTGAAATTAAGATGAACATGGCTATGGATGCTTTTGAAAGAAATCAGGCGCGGTATCCTGAATTAAACAGGGATCAGCTTTTAAAGTTAAGCGCGGATCAGGCTAACCATGCTTTTGGGGAACTGAACTATAAGGCTATGGGTAGAAACCCTACCCTGCAAGATGTTTTCAGGCTTGCGGCGCTTGCCCCGGATTTTCTCGAGGCGCGGGCGGGATTTGCATTACAGGCATTGAAGCCATACGGAAAAGAACAGGCGGCGGCCTTAATCCGACTTGCCGCTTATAACTTTATAGGTGCAAGAATTCTTGGTGCGATTATAGGAGACGAAGCGGATAGACTTGCGAATGACCCCATAGATTATGCTGCTTATACTATGAAGCATCTCTTCGGGTTCGTCTATGACGGAAAGGAATATTCTATCAGGACAGTACCGGGCGATATTTACCATTTAATCACAGACCTCCGTAGCTTTTCATATCATAGATTAAATCCGGCAACGGTGAGACCCGCTATTGAAGGGCTTACTGGCCGCGACGCATGGGGTAGAAAAAAAGACGTAGGCGAACAGATAAGCGATTACGTGACGGGTTTTGCCCCTATACCAATACAGGGATTGTTTAATGCGAGAGATTATACGCTGTATCAGTCCATGCTTCAATCCATAGGTGTGACTTCATGGAATGCCCCTTCTGATGCGGAAATCGCAATCATGGATCTTCATAAAGAACAGGCAGAGCAGAGAAAGGAAATACAGAAGCAGGTTGAAAAAGCAATAGGGCCGGAAGCCACTAAGGAACTGCGGAGAATGCAGAAGATGTTTACAATCAGGGGTCAGCAATGATTCAGGATTATAAAAGTAAATCAGCCCATATTCAGGACAATGGCATCTTCTCGGAATTGCCGCGTACCCTTGCGAAGTGGTTTGGGCGTGTGACGTATAGCAGCCCTTGGATTAACGCCTTTCCTTCTTCTAAAGATACGGAGGTCGGAGAAGGCTCAGATAAGTTTGACCGCGTAGAAGGCATTGCGGAAGTGAGGGAAGAAACCGACTTGTTTATATTCCCTGATACATACTACGGGAAAGAACAAATAGAGCTTGTTAATTCCGGCAAGAGGGTATGGGGCAGCAGAAACGCTGATGAGCTTGAAATCTATCGAAGTGAGGCTAAACCGTACTTTGACGAATTAGGAATCAACCAGGGCGAGTATGAACTTGTCAAGGGTGTAAGCAAGCTCAGAAAATATATTAAAGAACATGACAACGAAAAGCTATGGATTAAGTGTGATAAGACGCGCGGCGATATGGAATCGTTTTTCGTAGAAGGTTATGAGCTTTATAAAGGACAGGTTGACGACCTTGAATATCATTTAGGGCCAAAGGCGGAGATAATGACCTTTGTTGTTGAGAAGCATTTAGAAGGCACTATTGACATAGCCATTGATACGCATGGTGTTGATGGGTTGTGGCCTTCCGTTGCGCTTCTCGGTACTGAGGAAAAGGGGGAATTCTATATTTGTGCGGTAAAAAAATGGTCACAGATTACCCCCAACCTGACCGTCATTTATGACAAGCTCAGCGACACGCTTAAAAAATATCAATGCCGGAATTTTATAAGCCTTGAATCAAGGGCAAAGGGCAAAGATATAAAGCTGGGCGATCCCTGTATGCGCGGAGGTTCGCCGCCGTTTGAATTGCAAATGAACATGATTACAAACTCTCCTGATGTATTTTGGTTCGGGGCAGAGGGTAAAATGATAGACCCTGAGTACGCCGCTAAATATGGGGTTATGCTTTGCGTACATAGCGATTGGGCTTCTAAGCATCCCTTAATGGTTCAGTATCCAAAGAAATACAGGGAGCAAATTAAATTCCGTTATGACAGCGAGTTTGACGGGCATACGTGGATAATGCCTCAAGATGCTGGCCCTCGTATTGCTGGCATCGTGGCTATGGGTGATAGCTTAGACCCGCTTTATGATGAAGTAAAAGAAATATCCGAACAGATGAAGGGCATCCAGATTGAGAGCTTCACCCGTTCAATTCCGATAGCAAAAGAAAAACTTAAAGAGTTGGCATCTTGGGGAATACGTATATGAAAAAGATTATTGCACTTATTTTTATATTTCTAATGATGACGGGTGTGGCATCCGCAACAATCAGCACGACTGTAAATAACGTCAGCTATGTTTGCGCTGGTACTACAGGCCCGTTTGCCTTCACATTCCCCGTAACGCCTGATGGCACGGCCCTTATAGTGACTGAAAAAGACCTTAGCGGAAATACCACGACACTTAATTACTCGACTGACTATACAACTGCATCCGTAAACAACAGTTATTTAAACGGCGGAACTGTGACGCTGACTGTCGCCTGTACCTCCGGCTATACCTTGAAGATTTTAAGAAGCACGCCAGAGACGCAGTTAAGCTCCTTTACCGACGGGATGCCTACCCTCTATAAGACCTTTGAACGTGCGCTTGATAAAGTGACAATGATTGTCCAAGACAATGCGGGGGGGGGATATGCTCCGTTAAATTCTCCCACATTTACTGGCACAGTCACTTTCCCGATCACGGGTTCAACTCAATGCCTTCATGTAAGCGGTGCGGGTGTTGTAAGCGGTACTGGTAGCGATTGCGGAAGTGGGGGCGGAGGTGGCGGTAATGTTTATACCCACGGCACTCCGACGGCCAATCAGTTAGGCATGTGGTATGATTCTACTCATATCGCAGGTGTAACCCTAAGTCAAGACTGTACCATAACATCGGCGGGTGTAATCACTTGCCTAAAAAGCAATAACGTAGCTTTCGGGACAGGAGCTTTTGCAACAATAGCGAATTATGCTACTTTGGCATCTCCTACGTTTACAGGAATTGTAACCGTTCCTTCCTATAGCGCGGCGACTTCGGGTCTTACTATAGGAACAACGCAGGTACAGGCTACTGGAACACAGTTAAATTATCTTGCCTTAGCTACAGGCACAACGGGAACTTCATCAACCAGTTTGGTATATAGCACATCTCCTTTGCTTACTACCCCTACCCTTACGGCGGCTACGCTTAATGGTACAACCACCTTTGGCGCATTGACTGGCACAACACAATGCCTCCATGTCAATTCAAGTGGTGTTTTGTCTGCTACGGGTGCGGATTGCGGGAGTGGAGGCGGTGGGGCAAATGCAAGTGGGTACTATGTGGTTACACAGTCCACAAGTGAACCTGCCAATGCTGTTAATCTCGGAGCATTGACAACGGGGCTTCTGAAAATGGCGGTTTCTGGCGGTATAGCTACATTATCTACCGCATCTTCATCTTCCGACTATGAGGCGTATAATGTCAACCTTGCCTCGATTGCTAATTTGGCGAACTCTAGTGTATTTTTAAAGAATGATGGGTCGGGTAATTTCTCATATAGTTCGTCGTCATCAACTCCAGGTGGGTCTGATACTCAGGCACAATATAATAATGCGGGTGTGTTAGCGGGTATGTCAGCTATGACATATGATAAAAACACAACGATAGTTTATATCTCTGGCACATTGTCTGATTCATCGGGACTTAGTTCTGGTCAATCAACTGGACTGGGTATAGTAAGGACATATACATATGGTGGAACTACTTATGATGGTTATGGTATCATATCTGATGTGACGGCGGCAGTAGCTAATTCCAATGTGGAGATAAGCGGTATTGAAAGTAATGTGTTGGTCACAAGTAATGTGAATACGGCGGGAATATACGGCGGGGAATTTCAAGTCTTTAAAAATAGTAGTGGGGGAGCCGCCCCAAATGCTGGAAACACGATAGTGTTTGATGCTATTTTGGTTAGTCAGGTTGACCCCGGAGGCACGCCGCTTTATGGTGTCGGTATCCGAGCTTACTCTGGTGATATTTCTCCCTATACCCTCAACAATGTTCGCCAATATGCGGGATTTCTTGCCGAGGGAAATAAGGGCTGGAAGTACCCATTCTTGGCTCTTGATACGGACAACTCAACTGCACTTTTCGATGTTGACCAAAATGGTGCGGGATATTTTAAGAGTAATGTTGGTATTGGTGGAACTTTACATGTTGTGAGTACGGTTCAGCTTGATTCTCTTTCCGGAATACTTGTAGGTAATGGTGCATCGGTAGTTACGACTATTACAGACAATCATACAAATTGGGATGCAGCCTATTCCCAAAGACTACAATGGGATGGTGGTTCAACAAATCTTGTTGCTGCTACAGGCAGAACTTCATTGGGTCTTAATATAGGAAGTGATGTGCAAGCGTACAACGCAAACTTAACAGGCATCAATCAGGGGTTGGCGACAAATTCCAATGTTCAGTTTAATTTTGTATATACCGGAGGTGGAATAGGTATAGGGGGTGATCCCGGTGGTTCGGCTGGTCAATTTAGACCAACAAATGTATTTACTGTCTATAGTAACGGTACAGGACAAACCGCACCATATAGTGTAACTGGTAGTACCCCTCCGGGGTTCTATGGATGGGGAAAAGTGTATTACGGGGGTAATACATATTACATACCACTGTACGGAACGATTCAATAAGAAAGGAAACCATATGAAAAAAATCATCATCACGGCATTGGTTCTGTTGTTTGCGACTACGGTATGGGCAGACGAAAAGACTGAATTGCAACTCAGAATAAGCAACTCCAAATTGATTCTACAGAATATCGAAATGCAAATGAGGTTTCTCCCACAGCAATATCAGGAGATACAAAAAGCTCTGCCTGAGTTAGAGGCAAAATTGAAAGCTATAGAAGACAAGGAAAAGGAAACTAAACCCAAGAAATAATCAGGAGGATTCACAATGAAAAAAATACTTTTAGCATTGATGCTCGTAATTCTGTTTGCAGTTCCGGCTTACGGATTAGGGTCATGCACACAGACCGTTAAGACCTCGTACACACCACAGGACAGAGTTGCAGATGCGGTAACGGCCATAGTCACGATAACCTGTATCGCTGATTCGGGGGGTTCGGCTACCTTTCCAACCGCTACGATTGCCCTTGTGCCTTCCACAACGACAAATCCACCCTACAATCTCTATGGCTACTATTTGTATCAGGTAGGAAGAACGCCGGGAAATGTAAGTTCTTCTCAGCTTACATGCTCAGTTGCCTGTCCGACAACGCTTTACACGGTCACAATTACGGACACACAGGGATATGCAATTGATCTCGGATTGCTTACCTCAAACGGCTCAGCATCGGTAGCACAGTTGACGCTGATGGAAAATACCGCAACGGGCTATCCCGTAATCAGGTCAGCCCCTACCGTGGCGATTACCGGGAATGGTGCTACTAACTACTCGGCCACGGTAACTCTCGACCTGATCTTTAAGGCTCGGTAAGGAGGCATGCCATGAAAAAGATATTTCTATTTATAACAGCTTTGCTCCTGATTGCCTCGACTGCGTTTGCGATACCGCCATTACCCCCGAGCATTTCAGGAGGTGGTA